CCTGGTCAGGGGATGGTGAGTGCTACGCCAGGACAAATTCAGCAGATGGCCCGAGGAGGGGCCGTCTATGGAAAAAAGCATTAAGGCGCAATGGGGGAGGGATCACTGATATTACCCAACCCGCAGGGCCTGATCCTAGAGTAGATGCGGAATGGCCCAAGTTAAACCGTGATTACTTCGAGATAGACGGTGAGTGGGTGTGGGCGCATAACCTTCCAGAGTATGTACAGGATTCCCTTCAAGAGGGGCGTACTCTCTCAGACTCAGATAATACCGAGGATGTCATAGCACAGTATGAACGATCAAAAGCGAGCGAAGATTGGATAGAGGAAAATAAACACCTTTGGGACGATGAAGAACTGCGTCTCTACACCGGCATGGCTCGTGGCAAAAAATGGAGGGAAGAGAATCCGAGGACTCCTGAGATGCAGGCGATCCACGATAAACGCCTGGAAGAGATTCGAGCGGAACAACCTTTAAGTGATGACGATGTCATGGATATGTTGCTAGAAGAGGGTCGCACGATGGAAGAGGCGATGAGGTTTTTAGCTGATGAAGGCATGACTTGGGAAGATATGACGGTATCAATGCTAGAGAACTTTCTAGCAGAAGGTGGTTCTTGACCACGGTCCTTAATGAACTCAAGAATGTAGACCTTTCCTACCTTTCCCGCGAGGAAGCCAAAGAGTTCACGGTCCTCTTAGAGGAGTTAGAGAAGCGGGAATACCGCGAGCTTTCAGCCGCGAACTTCTTAGATTTCGTCAAGACCATCTGGCCCGATTTTATTCAGGGTGAGCATCACCGCAAGATGGCCGATGCCTTCGACCGTATTGCCGAGGGCAAGCTTAAGCGGTTAATTGTCAATATGCCCCCGCGCCATACCAAGAGCGAATTCGCTTCGCACCTGTTTCCTGCGTACCTGTTGGGAAAGAACCCCAAGCTCAAGATCATTGAGGCGACGCACACGGCGGATTTGGCGATTAATTTCGGCCGCAAGGTCCGGGATTTGCTTGATACCCAGGAATACACGGAAGTGTTTCCGAATACCTCGCTGAAATCTGACTCCCGTAGCGCCGGTAAATGGCTGACTTCGCAGGGGGGTGAGTACTACGCTTCGGGTATTGGGGGCGCGTTGGCAGGACGGGGCGCGGATCTCTTTATTATTGACGATCCGCACTCCGAGCAAGATGCCTTTTCCGACAAAGCTTTAGACGAAGCCTACGAATGGTTTATGGCTGGCCCCCGCCAGCGGTTGCAGCCGGGAGGGGCCATTGTCATTGTGATGACGCGTTGGTCTAAGAAGGACTTGACCGGCAAGCTGACCCGCAAGATGAGTCAAACCGAAGCCGCCGATCAGTGGGAACTGATCGAGTTTCCGGCGATCTTGCCCTCGGGTAAGTCCCTCTGGCCCGAATACTGGAAGTTAGGGGAGCTTGAGTCCATCAAGGCGTCGGTGCCGCCCTCTAAATGGGCCGCACAGTATATGCAGCGGCCTACGGGTGAGGGGATCTCCATCATTCCGAAGACTTGGTTCAAGGTGTGGCCGGACGAAAAGCCACCGGAATGCAATTATTTAATTCAAAGTTACGACACGGCCTTTTTGAAAACCGAGCGTTCTGACTTTACCGCTATTACCACTTGGGGTGTGTTCCATCCGGAAGGAAAAATTGAAGACGAGCTGTACAACGGTCAGGAAGCACACTTGGTTTTGCTGGATTGTGTCAAGGAGCGGTTGGATTTCCCGGAATTAAAGCGCGAAGCCATCCGGTTATACGAATATTGGAAACCGGATACGGTCATTATTGAAACGAAGGCTTCGGGGATCCCGCTGACGCAGGAATTACGGCGGTTGGGGATTCCGATTAACACGTTTTCGCCGAACCGGGGCCAAGATAAGATCGCAAGGTTGAATTCGGTGAGTCCGATCTTCCAAGATGGCAAGGTCTGGGTACCGGAAAACCGTTGGGCCGAGGAGCTGATGGAAGAAATCTCGGACTTCCCCAACGGGGAGCATGACGATTTGGTGGATGCCACCAGTTTGGCGCTGATGCGCTTTCGTACCGGGGGTTTTTTGAAATTAGCGTCCGATTGGGAGGACGAAGAAGAGTATTATCCCAAGATTCGCCAATACTACTGATTTATTCTTTCGGTAAACAGGGGTATCTTTCCCGCCTATGGCAACACCACCCGGCTTTCTCGACGAAGCACCCGTCGAAATTGAGCTTCAGGAAGATATTATTGGGCCAGAGGGCATCGATGTGTTCTTTGACCGCAATGGGGTAGGGTCCGTTGGCTTTGATCCTGAAGAAGAACCCCAGATCAACTTTGGTGAGAACATTGCGGAGTACCTTGAAGACAATATTCTTAGCCGAATTGCCTCCAAGTTAATTCAGTACTACCGCGATGACCTAGATTCCCGCGACGATTGGTACGAAGCCTTCAAAAAGGGCCTCGATCTGTTAGGTATCAAGTCCGATAACCGGAGTGAACCGTTTCAAGGGGCCAGCGGGGTGTATCACCCCTTGTTAGCGGAGGCGGTCACGCATTTTCAGGCGCAAGCCTACAAAGAACTGCTGCCTGCGGGTGGTCCAGTGGATACGCAAGTCATGGGTACCATGACCGATCCGAAAATGGATCAGGCCAACCGCGTCAAGAACTTCATGAACTTCCAGTTGACCTACAAAATGGAAGAGTACGACCCCGAAATGGATCAACTGCTCTTTTATTTACCGTTAGCTGGGTCAGCGTTCAAGAAAAGTTACTATGACCCCGCGTTAGGCCGCGCTGTTTCCCGTTTTATCAAGGCCGAGGACTTGGTAGTGCCGTATGGCACTACGGATTTGGTGACCAGTCCCAGAATTACCCACGTCATCAAGATGACGGAGAACGATCTGCGGAAATTGCAGCTTTCGGGCTTCTATTTAGACGTGGAGCTGTCTCCCCCAGCCATGTTGGATGATTCACCGACTCAAGAAAAAATAGACGAGCTGGATGGCACCAGTTCCCCGCCACAAGAAGAGGAATACACCCTTCTTGAGGTGCATGCGGAGCTGGATATTGAAGGATTAGAGGATACGAACCCGCAAGGGGAGCCGACGGGGTTGGCATTACCTTATATTGTGACGATTTGCCAGGATAGCCAACAAGTTTTGGCGATTCGGCAAAATTATAAAGAAGATGACCCGATGCGTAAGAAGATTGAGCACTTTACGCATTTTAAATTTCTGCCGGGGCTGGGTTTTTACGGATTTGGGCTGATCCACATGATCGGCGGGGTAACTAAGTCAGCGACTGCGATTTTACGACAGTTAATTGACGCCGGGACGCTCTCCAACCTCCCCGCTGGCTTCAAATCTCGGGGTTTGAACATTCAACGCACCGATGATCCGATTCAACCCGGAGAATGGCGCGATGTGGACACTCCTGGGGGCACGATTCGTGATTCATTTTTACCGTTACCCTATAAAGAGCCGAGTGGGACACTGTCTACGTTGTTGGGGCTATTGGTGGAATCCGGTCAACGTTTTGCTTCAGTATTAGAGACGACTGGCTCGGATGCTAACCAAAATGCCCCAGTAGGTACCACGGTAGCCATGGTAGAGAAGGGCCAGAAGGTCATTTCGGCAATTCATAAGCGATTGCACTACGCCCAGCGCACTGAGTTCAAGATTTTGAAGCGCGTCTTCGGAGAAACGCTGCCACCGGAGTATCCGTACCAAGTTCAGGGTGCCCAGCAGACGGTCTTCCGCGAAGACTTTAGTAGTCAGGTAGATGTGATCCCGATTTCGGATCCTAACATCTTTAGTACCACGCAGCGCATTATTTTGGCGCAAACGCAACTTCAGATGGCTCAAAGTGCACCCCAACTGCACAATATGAAAGAAGCCTTCCGAAAAATGTATTTGGCGCTAAATATCCGGGATATTGACGATGTTTTACTCCCCGATGCGCCGCCTCCGCCAAAAGATCCGGTTCAAGAGAACCAAGACTCATTAATGAACGTTCCGTTGCAAGCATTTATCCAACAGAACCATGATGCGCATATTCAGGCCCATATGGCGTTTTCTCAGAACCCAAATACGCAACAAAACCCACAAGCGATGCCTGCGCTGCAAGCCCACATCCAACAGCACCAAGCGCTGAAATATCGCATCCAAGTTGAGCAAATTTTGTCCCAACAAGGAATGCAGCTGCCACAACCGGGGCCAGACGGTCAATTACCGCAATTACCACCCGAAGCGGAGAGCCAGATCGCGATGGCGGCGGCCCAGGCGACTCAACAGATTACTGGCCAAGATCAGGCGTTGGCAGCGGCTAT